AGCACAGAGGAGATGACGCTGTGTTCTTTGTGGAAGCTATTGCTGCTGTCGAGCTAGCGAATCAAGCGATCAATGGCATTAAAGAGCTTGCGAGTCATGTCACATCTGTTGGTCAGATGGGTAAGCAACTTACTCAATTGGCCGATGCTCACGATGAGTTAGAAAAAGAATCCGAGCAAGGATCAATGGAGGCGTTTTGGGCCTTAGAAAACATAAAAAAGAAAGAATATGAGATAAAACAATTGTTTATCTACGCTGGAAGACCTGGTCTTTGGGACGATTATCAGACTTTTATTCGCAACCGCAAGGAAATGAAACGAAAGGCGGCGGAGCGTGAAAGGCTTAAAAAACTGGCTAAGAAGAAAGCCATTAAGGACGGACTTCTTTATACTGCTGTTGTACTTACTGGTTGCTTGGTCGTCGCTGGTGGCATTTGGCTCCTACTTGCTATCATTGCTATGAAGGGAAGGTGATGTCTTGGGTGTTGATGGGAATCTTTGTTGCAGACATGACATTTTATTTTAGGATTCTTGAGATACATTCCACGCACATAGAGTGCCTGTACGCAGGAGAGCAGATGGTTCAAAAGATTGGTAAGCCATTTGTAAATTACAATGTGGTGTGCGTACCCACTAACCAGATTCAGGGAGAGATGTCCTAGTGACTCAGAAAAAATTACAAAAAGAATCTAAGTACGCTGAATACGATGAAGACGGAGACGGCATCGTAAGCGACGAAGAGTTATCTCATGTTAAAGCCATCAAAGAAACTGAGACAGCGTTACGCAAAAATCTAGCACAGTTACGTATGGCAAGGTTTACCCTCATTGCCATGGGAGCATTTACTGCTGCCATGTTCTTTGTACCGATAGAGCGAGTGCAAGCTTTGTCAGACATCAGCAATCTTTTTTATATATCGGGCGCGGGTATTGTCGGCGCGTACATGGGAACAACAGCATGGATGAGTAGAAAATGATATTAGGTGCATTAGGAAAGATACTGGGTAGTGAGTCGGTCATCAAAAAAGGCATGGATCTGATTGATGACATGCATACTTCTGAAACTGAGTCGATTGAAGCCAAAACACAAGCCAAGGTAGCCTTGATGAACTCATACGCTCCATTCAAGGTAGCCCAGCGGTACCTCGCGTTGATGTTCGGTTTGA